TAAATGATAAAGGGTTTAACTGTTCAAAGTCAAAAGCTTCTTGTCCTGTCATACCAAAGTATGGTTCCATTTTTTCAACAATACCTGGCAGAAGATTATTAACATCCTGGTCTAATACAAATTCTTTAAAATAGTCTGAAGTTTTTCCACCCAAGTCTACACCAGTTGCAAAAGTAACACCAGACTGAGAACCTTCTGGATTAGGAACATAAGCTTCGGTTTGTCTTCCACCTTCTAGCTTACTAATAAAATCAAAGTCAACCTGTAGTTGCTTTGCTTGTTCGTACTCATTAGTATTCATAGCGCCATTTAACATCCTATTTTCAGGGCTGAAAAATTTCTTAGCTAATTCTTTTAATATGTTATCATTCAACATTACTTTCTATACCTTGCTGTTTTCTTTGCTATCTTCTTTGGTTGACTAACAAACTGCTTACCTTTTTTATTTCCTTTGGCTTTTGCCGTATTCGTTGCTTTCTTTTCTGCTGGTGATAATGCTTTCCATGCTGCGTCTGGTAGGTATCTACGAAGTCCCTTACTTGGCTTACCGCTTGAGGTTCTCCACTTTTGTCTTGTCCATTCTTTAAGACTTCGTTGAGACTTTTTTAAGGGCACTATCTGTATCCTCCGCCTTTAGCTTTGTATTGTTTAGCCAACATCTGGGCTTTTCTTGCACTCCACTGTCCAGCTTTACCACCTTTAGTACTAGCTTTTATTTTATTAAATAAATTCTTTCTCATAGTTGGTTTTGTATAATTACCAGCTGCATTTACTTTTGACTTAGCTTTTTTTTTAACTGGCATTATTTCTTATATCCTTTTTTCATTCCTTTTTTAACAACTCTTTTTTTCATTTTAGGTTTTACTACTTTTTTCTTTTTCTTCATTCCGTACATATTATACTTCCTTCTGTTTGATTTTAATGTGTTAACTTTTATCATTGCCAAAAATCATCTTATCCATTTTCATTGCTCTGTCTTGTTCATTTGTTTTATTAGTTCTTTCTATATGCTTATCCATACTTATACTACCAAAATCTATTTGGTCTTTTCTAATAGCAGTTGCCATTGGCGTTTCTCTTACAACAAATTGAGTACTCCATTTTGGCGGATGTGCTCTTAACCCACATGAAGGACAATTAAACTTACCTTCTGGGTTAGGTGTTTCACAGTGCTGACAGTTAGCCATTATACTTTGGTAACTACAATATATGCAATTCTAGTTCTATCAAGCATTACTGCTTTAATATCTACAAGCTTTGCGTCATCTATAGTTTCTATATAGTCATTGATTTCTTTAGCTAAAGAACCAGATACGCTACTTGCTGCTGCACTCACATCATTGATAATAACTTTTGTTACAGTATCAAAATTTGCCATTTTATTCTCCTATTAGTTTTAAAATTCTTATGGGTGTTTGGGGTTACACCTTTTTACGAATAACCCCACAGTACCCAAACTGCTAATCCTTACGGATTGTGTTATGATATAGTAATGTGTGCTACATCGTGTGCTACAGCTTTTGCAAAGTAGTTAATACCATTACAAAATAATTCAACTGTGTCACCTAATGCTGCACCACTAATGAATACGATTTCATCAACTGCTGACTCTGCTGAAGCTGAGGCTGTTGTTGCTGTGCCAGTATCTGCACCTGCAACTATACCTACGATTGTATCTTCGGCAGTATTGTTAGCAATAGTAACTGCGTTAGCAGCCACTGTTGATAAAACAAATTTCGCATTCCAACCAGCACCAGCTGAAGCTGCTAAAGGTAAAGTAATTTCGTAGGCAGATGCCTGATTAATACCGAATACTTTTCCTGAGTCAGCTGCAGTTAGTGTTCTAGCTGCTGCAATTTGTTCGTATTTTAGTTTCATGTCACTTACACCACTGTTTTGTTCTAAATATGCTGCTCTAGCCATTTTACACTCCTTCTAAATTAATTAAGTAATGTGATTCTGGTAGACATACTTCTAACCCAGCTTCAGTAAGAATCATATCTTTTCTTAAGTCTTCGTCTGCACTTTGTACATTCGTCATGACTTGAGTATCACGATTGATTCCGTTACCTACTAATGGTCTGTAGTATACTTTACTCATATCAGCCATACACATCATACCTGATGAATGTCCTCTAAATAGAGGTTCTTTTATTAAGAATATTGAACCGTGAACTGTATTAATCTCCATTAACTGGTGACCAAACTGTCCTGATAGTTCATCCATATTCATTTGGTATTGTGAATTTACTGTTGATATATCAGAAAATGAGCCGTTACCCATCTTATTAAAGAAAGAGATGACAGGAAGAGAAGCTAATGCTAATCTTTCGCCACTTCCACCTCTAGCAGGGTCAAACAAAACTTCAAAGTCTGATAATAGTCTATCATATGTAAGCTCTGCAGCTTGTGCAGTTCTGAAGTATGCTTTACCTGACTCATAAGATAAGTTAGATGTACCGCCTACTACTGTACTGTTTTTAATGATGTGACCTACTAGACCTTCTGAGTATTGTACTCCGCCTACTTTTGCTTTCTGATTGAAAAGAAATGCTCTTTCCATATCTATTTTGTGTTCTCTCATTTTTTGAGCTAACACTCTTTCAAACTCGTTAGATACTCCACGTAGTTGTGTAGCATATGCTGTGTTTGAAATCTCAGCAGCTGTTTTGAAAATCTGGGTGTACCCATAATTATCTTCCATGCTGTCTGAGAAAACGTCTGGTGCTCCAGAACCTTCTGCGTATGCAGTACCAATGATTTGAGCTCTCTTATTATTTAAAAGCTTATTTGCATCAGTTGCTGCTGATGATACAGAAATCACTTTACCAGTGAATGTTGTATCTGCTGCGTTCTGAACAGGTGCATCTTCTACTCTAACTACGATGTTAGCGTAAGTTGCATCCCCTTCTGAACCGCCAAGTGTTCTAACTGCGAAGACCATTCCTTTAACAAGAAAGTCTACTGCCGCTCCATCTACTGTGTCTACAGTAAAAGATACTGTATCTCCAGATACTTGTACTGCACTACCATCGTGATTACCTTTTAAAAGGAACTCTCTACTTGTATAATTAATCTTTGTTCTATCTTCTAAATAACGAAACAAAGAATCATCCGTAGGGAGTTTTGCAGTTCTACTCAGATATACGAAGAAAGGACTTTCTTCAGGTGCTAGTTCAGCAATCCTATCAGAAAAGTTATATAATCTTCTTCTATCTGGAGCAACTCCATAATCAGCAGCAGTAGTAGCATTTGTTAAGTCTGTTGACTTAATTTGTCCGCTTATTGCCATTGTATTCTCCTATTTATTTTTTTCTTTTTATTGTTCTACCAATGCTACCAGTTTGAGCTGCATTAAGAATTTGGTCCCACATTCCATCTTGTTCAGATTTAGTAGGAGCTGCTCCCCCCTGTAAAACTCCAGCTGTTCTAGCTTGATTACGTGTGTCAGGTTTCTGAATCATAGGTTCTTTATACTCACCTTTATTCATTTTAAATAACTTGACTAGGTTATCAAGTGGAACATTATCTTTTGGCTGTTGAGCAAATTGCATAAATTCCTGCACTTCATCTCTGTTCATACCAAATTGATTCTCTAGTTTGTTTACGGTTTGAGCAACAAATTGTTTTTGCTCTTGCCCTCTCATAGCACTGTTCACTGCATTATTTATTCTAGCTTCTTCTTCTTTCACACGAAACTCGTATGATTCTGAGCCAGGTTTATTGTACGCATCCCACGGATTGAACTCGTCTTCGTTAAGCTGTTTTGCTTCAGCTTTTTTTGTTGCACCATTATTTCCAACAATATTATCTCTTAAGGTTTCTACAAGGTCAGGTCTTTGCTCTAGTAAGTTTACTAATGGTTTATACTGGTCTAAGTGTTTCTTGTCAGTAACAGCCTTGTCATACATAGACAAAAACTTCTTAGCTTCTTTTTGCCAATCCATTGCATTTCCTTCTAAAGTACCTTCTTGTTGTCCCTCAGCTTGAACCGTATCCATAGATTCCACAGCTTGAGTATCGGTCATTGATGTTTCATTACTCATATTATTAATCTCCTTTGATGTCTAGTTCTCTTGTTGAGTAGAACTACGTTTGACTTCAGCCTCTACGACTTTAAGTTCTCCACGTAATTTCTCAAGTTCTAGCAACACCTTATCGTTTAACTTGTTTTTACTTATGCGCCTATCGGCAGTGGCACTAGTTTCAATATCTTTTAAACGTGTCTTAAATTTCTCAACTTCAGTACGTTTTCTATCGGATATTGATTCTCTTGTAGCCGTTTGCAGGTCTCCCTGTAAATTCTTTATTGTTTCATCCATACCAGCCATTTGTTGTTCCATAGCTGCTCTTTGATTCATACGAGATAAAATTCCTTCTTTATCAAATATGTCTGGATTTTTCTTTAATACTTCTACCTGGTCTACTAATCCCATTTGAAATGCTTCCATATACACAGCTAACTCTGCGTATTTACTTGTAGGCAATGTAGAACCAGACTCTATACCTACATCATGTTGTTCTAAATTGTGTTTATCTTTCTTTAAATCAAACACAACTCTTGTTTTATCTGTATATATTTGTGCCATTTGTTCAGTAATATCATTATTAGGTTGCACTAAACGCATTAGTTTCGGCACATCATAGTGTGTTTTAGCATAGTTGTACATAACTTTACCTAGTCTTTTAATACTAAACTCTACATCTCTTAGCTTTGATTTAGGTCTTTCACTACCTAAAGCTATAATTCTTTCTGTTCCTCTTGCAGTTGTTGGCTGGTCTCCCACTCCCTGCATAATCTCTGGTATACCAAATATAAAGTTTATATAAAACTCACACTGTTGTATAAGCCTATAGAACTCACCAGTTAAAGGTTGAGGTGCTGGATAGTGAGGCTCACCTTGTGATGAGTCTACTTCTATAACAGCATTAGGGTTTGCCCAATCTTTTTCTAATTGAGAAATATTTTCTACACTTCCCATTGGAACCAACAGTTTTAATCCTGCTGATGCTTGGGCGTGAGATAGTGCTAAGGACCATAACTTGTTTAACAAACGTTGCATTGGTCTTGCTCTGGAGACATCAGAACGAGGATAAGGAGTTTGAGTCCAAACGTTTGCAATCGGTATTATAGGGTAAACATCTGTGTTAAGAGTTGTTTCATATAACACTACCTCACCAATACTTGCAATCACTTTAATTCTATTCTGATATACTTGTACTATATCTACCTTACCTTGCTCTACTAACTTCTTATTCTCTTCTAGGAAAATTCTAAAGTCTGCTTCATCAACAATAAACTCTTTACCATTTTGATTATCTAGCAAACGATAGAAGGGAACTTTAACTTTTGTAAACCTTTCTAAAATTTGAAAACGTTTATAGTTTTGTTCTGTGTATCCTCTGACTGTATCAGGAGTATACGTATTTAAAGAGTTCTTATTTATGTTTGAAGGGTAATCATCTTCAGAGTAGCCAGAGATTGTATTTATTAATGGGTCAATCTCCTCACCTGTTTCTGGGTCTACACTTGTACCCAGCTCTGGATATAAATTTAAAACTTGTGTCTCTGTTAATACTGTAGATAAGATAATATTATCTGCGTCTGTAAAAAATCTATCTCTGGAAGAAGCAGGTACATAGACTCTAAAGGGGTCAAGGTATGAAAACTTGATATCTCCTTTTCCAAAATCAGAATCATAGTCTATGTATGCGTATAAAAAACCGAGACCTACCACACAATAATCGTGTATGGCTTGTTTAACCTGAGAGTCTCCTTCAGAGTTCTGCCAGGCAAATCCCATAACCTCTCTCCAAAGATAGGCTAATGATGTATCTGAATCTTCTCTAGGAACTACTGTAAAAGCAGGAGGTCTAGCAGTAAGCATACTTTTA